TGGCTTGCCCTACCCAGTTCCCTTTGCACTCATCAGCTGATTATGTTTACAGCTCGCCTCGACGCTTTGCCTCGCTCACTTCGTCTTGCATGATTGAGGACGCGCCGATCTACCTCCGTTACCGGATGTCACCAACTGCCGTGCGAATGGCTTAGGTCGTGCTACTAGCCGATTGTTTAGAGCTGGAAGTTGCTCAGAGTGTAGAGAATGTACTCCATGTCGCTGGGCTTCCAGACGCTATTGAAGTGTGCACCCGTGTCGAATGCCATGAGCCAACGCTTCTGCAATGGTGAAAGCTTTCCGCGTTCCGCTTTGAGCTCCACAGCAAGCAGCTTGCCCGATACTGGATGCACCATCAGCAGATCTGGGAACCCTGCGTCGCCTTGGACATTGGTGAGCCAGCGTCCTCGAGAGTTCTGTGCCGGCAGATCATGATGAACCAGCCAGCCATACCTTCGCGCTACTGAGATCACCACTTCTTTGAGCTCTGCTTCGCTCATGTTCTTGTCAAACTTCATCACAAGGATTCGGACCAGATCTTGTCCGACAGATGATTGATTGCCCATCGGATCTTTTGTTTTGCTTTGTCTTGTTCGTCGCGCAATTCGCCATAAACCGCTTGCAATCGTTCAAGCGCGTTGATCAGTTCTTGCAATGTCATTTCAATACCTCAATGATTCTGCTTGCTTCATGTGACTTCAATAGTTCCAGCACAGCTTCATCGCTGTTCAGTTCGCGCTGGATCAACTCCAATAGTCGAAGATCATCCATGCCGGCATCCTTAGCAAGCTTCTTGATATAGCCAAGTTGCTTTGGTGTGGCGAACGCGCCCTGTGGTATGTGTTCGCGTGTGGATGGTTGCCCGGCTGGGCGATCAGTTGTGGGCGCTAAGTTGCCCCCCAGCCGAGCGACCTTTTCCATCTCTTGACGAGAAGGTCGAGGACCATTCCCTTGAGATTGAATTGGGCAGTTGGAGATCGCGCGACCGATTGCGCTGGTCTCGCAATTCTCGACGAACGATGTTGAGTTCACTCCGCGATCGCTGTGAATCTCATGCGCGTATCCGACTGACATCGGCTTGACATCATCGGCGTGACGGTACAGCTCTGCGCGGAAGATGCAGGAATCTCCGTCGTAGTTCATCATGCAGGTCTCAATGCGTGCATCTGGGTATGCGGTCCAGAAGCGCACAAGACGCTGCTCAACGGTCTCATAGTTGCTTAGATCGAATCCCATCAGCAAGCCACCCAGACGATTGCATCATTGCCTGAGATGGTTTTGCGTGTGCGTCCCGAGTCCATGACGAGAGCGTCGCGCACAAGTGTGACACGCGAAGGACGGACAGTGTTGCCAGGCATCTCAAGTGTGCGCTCAATTTCTTCATCTGTGAGTCCACCGAAGAGCTTGATTGCGTTGTAGATCTTTTGACGCTTTGATCCTGATCGTGGGAATGCGTTCTTGGCAGCGCTTAGTGATGTTGGATGCGCTTTCTTTGCTGTAATGACCACATTGCGATTGACAGTAGGCACATATTTTGTGCCACCGAGTCCCGTGGTGATTTGGAATAGTTCTGGCTGATGGTCGGACATGTCGGATGCCTTTTCTATGAGTGCGCCTCTAGCGCTTTGATTGCTAGGTCAAGTGTAGTCACATCGTGAAGTGGCATCGGTTCATTCAGCGAGAGCTGGTTCTTCATTGCGCGCAATCGACGAATGATTGAGGCGTGAGGGTTCTTGCTGATCGCCATGATGTCATCCATCAGACTGAAGATCGCCATCGTGTGTGATGCAGACGCGCTTGATTCAAGCACCATCTTTCGAGTTTCTTCGGTAAGTTCACCTTGATTGAATGCCACGCCTTCGCTCACTTCACGCTCCACGGTCCCCAGCCGAAGCCGTAACGCTCCATGCCGTAATTGTAAATTGCTAATCCAGCGAGCAAGTTAGTCTGAGCCTGTAACAGATCTGCAGTCTCGTTGATGATGCCTTGACGCTGTAGCCATTTTGTCCATGATCGATCATTGATCTGCAGCAAGCCGTAGTCCTGTGACTTGTCACGATTGAGTGTCTTGTTGTGTGCGTTAGGTCGGCATCCGCTTTCGCGAGCCATGATGGACTCGAGAACGGTTCGCTGATCCGGATCCCAGCCGAGGTTGATTGCAAGAGCTGAGAACTGCTCGCAAGCAGTCGAGTGTGGATCAATGTAGATCGTGGAGCTGGTGGTCGTAGTTGGCTCAATTAGGTATGGCTCAACGCTTATCGGCGCTAGGGCAATAGTCCCAGAAGGCTCGCTAGGCGCGCTAGGAGCCCCTGAGAACGCCGTGAATCCGAAGATGGTGCAAAGCACTAGCCCGATCAATTTTTCTGCAAAGTAGTTCATTTCTTCTCCAGTGGTATAGGCACGCCCCATGATGAAGCGTGCGATCTGAATGCAATTTGTCCTAGTAGATATTTTCCCGTTTCGGGCTCTGTGAAGATCTGTACGAGGATCTCTTGTCCGTTATCCATCACGCCTACATAGACGCTGTAATCAAAGAACTGTGGTTCACTCATAGTCACTTGCCTTCCGTCGGTAATCCGACCTTAGGGCATGGTTCAAGCTTTAGGTGGGATTTCCCCGAAGACCTTTAGGAATGCGGCTTTGACCCAGATCACCGAGTCTGCAGCTTGTGGTGTGATCTCAATGTGGAACCAGTCTCCGCCGGGAGCTCCGTGGATCGTTGGCTTCTCGTACTTTTGCCATGCGTACCGGTCACAACGCCAAGCGCGCCCGTGATCTTTTGGAAAGTAGTCGAGGATGCACTGAAGACCAAGATCGTTCGCGTTGGCGACAAGCTTGTCAATGAAGACGAGCGCTTCTTTGCGTCCAGCGTTCGGATGTTTTTCGCTTTTGCGATATGAAAGATCCACAGCTCTGCCAGTCGCATGGACCGACAATGATCCGGGCTTTCCGCGCATGTCGCGCTGACCCCATGATCCGTTGTTCCAGAGCGCTTCGTTAGATGCAGCGATGGCTTGCTTGATCCATTCGTTCATGCCGGCTCGAGGAGCTGGTGATGCTCCGTCGGCGTTGCCGATGTAGTCCCTAGCGTTCGGGACTCCGGGCTTAGCTTTGGCTACTGCCACGACCGAAGCTCAGATCTTTCGGGTTCACATAACGAATCAGCACAGGTACAAGTGCAGCGAAGGCTGCTTTGACGAAGTCGGCTGGATCAGCGCTGCCGGTTGAATACACCGCAATGACCGCTGCGATAACTGAGCGACCGTATGAGGCGAATAGGGCTTTGTCTTTAGCTTTCATCGTGTCCGTCCTTTTGTTTGTTTTTGAGTCCGTTGGATGCCAGTAATCCTATTAGCCCACCAGACAAGGTCATGAGCATGGGGTTTAGGACTGAGAATGCTTCTGCGTCGTTCGGTGCTTGCTCAAGTGGCTGTGTCACGAAGAGCAGACCGTAGAGCAGCGTGAAAATTGATCCGACGAAAGCAAGTGTGAGACCAATGCCGACGACAAGGATCAGTCGAGCTTTGATTTCATCGTTTGTATATTTAGCCACAGCGACCACCGCCTATCTGCATGTCTGTTGAAAGAGTGACTGCTTTGTTTCTTACGCGCAAACAATTCACGCGCTCACGATCAGCGCATCCAGCACATCCCCATACAACGACAGCAATTAGCAAGCCGTAGCCGAGCAAGTAACGCCACTTCATCACTCTGGAGTTGGTACTGGTTGGACTGGTGCAACGAATATGTCTTGCCCGATGTCGTATGTGTAACCGATGCCGGCATAGGTTCCGCGGAAGTTGCCGTTGTAGCTTGTTTGCAACCATTCTCCTGCAAGGCCCAGTGATGCGATGTAAGCCTGTCCGACTGGTTCGCTTTCTGGGAATGGCAAGTTGTCGCAATCGTCGTTAGCAACAACAATTACTTCAATAACTTTTATTCCGTCTAATTGTGCAAAATGTGCCATGGTTTAGCCTTTCCATCGAATGTAAACAATGGCGCTACCGCCCGCCGCGCCGCCCCCGCTTGCGCCAGTGTTATCGCCTGATCCACCGCCACCACTTGCTGTATTAGCTCCTGCTGCTGTTCCTGCACCCGCACCTGAACCACCTGCGCCACCAATAGATGAACCACCAGCACCGCCAGTCGTACCGCCACCACCACCACCACCACCCTTGAAAAGTGATAAACCACCAATGAAAGTATTTACTTGCAATCCAGCACCGCCTGCACCGCCTGTAGTGCCAGCACCGTTTGTAGCTGCAGCACCTGCACCGCCACCACCACCTGCTGCTGTACCAGCAGTAACAAGTGAACCATTGAAACCAAAATAACCAGAGTTGAAAGCAACACCGCCAGCCGAACCATTTGATCCACCGCCACCTGTAGAACCAATACCGCCAGAAACACCGCCACCTGAACCACCTGCACCGCCACCATCTAATGAAAATGTGCTGGTAATTGATGATGTTCCGCCGATAGTTGCTTTAGCACCACCCGCGCCAACAGTTACCGTGTATGTTCCAGCCGTAAAATATTTTGAGCCAATAAAATAACCGCCCGCACCACCACCGCCGCCGCCGTAACCATTACCGCCAGCCCAACCAAGACCACCACCTGCGCCACCACTAAAAACTAAATATTCAAGAAATCCTGCAACCGTAACCGTGAGCGTTCCTGTGCTTGTAAAACTTGTGTACTTGTAACCAGTAGGACCATCAACAACGCCTGTTCCACCTGTTGCTGCACCGTATCCGGTCCCACCGCTAAAAAAAGTAGCAGCACTAGCACTAGTGAAGAGAAGCGTGCCACCTCCATATTGTGCCAATGCTAAGGATCCCGATGTGGTGACTGTTGCTGTGCCAGCTGTGATCGTGCATGTGCCAGCGCCAAGGTTGTAGATCGACACTGATTGTCCAGCCGTAAAGACTGAAGCGTTCACCGTGATGGTTGTTGCTCCAGCGTTTGTCATCTGGACTCGAGCGCCAGCGTCAGCTGCGACGAGTGTGTGGCTGGCGGTCTTTGCATTGATCGGCAGTTCGGTGATTGCGTTCATCTGTGCTGCCGTGAGGACAGCTCCAGAAACGAATGGGAATGGTGTTGCCATAGTGCTTCCTAACTTAGTGCGTAGATGGTGCTGAGTGTGGAACTGTCAAGAATGAAGAGTTGATAGACGGTGGTCGGGGATGTGTAGATCGTGACTTGGTGTGGCTGTGAGTATGAGATCCGATGCTCAATGCCTTCAACGAAGGATTCTTGCGCGATAACGCTGGTAGTTGTTGATGTGGTCGTAATGGTCTTTTCTACGCTAATCGTGTCGCCGATCTCGAGGATTGCCACGCTGTCGCGCTCAGAAGTAGAGAGCATCTGGAAGCCTGTGTTCACGCTGGTGAGTGTTGCGGTCGGTTCTCCTTGGATCAGATAATTTGCCAGTGCGAGCGCTGCAGTGTCGTTGTGGACGAGGCTTTCGGTGTAGGCGACAGCTTGGATGAAGTACTTGGATTGGCTTGCTAGATCATTGACGGTTTCTGGTCCTGTCGCTCCGAGATGGGTAACGCTTGCCCTATTGACAACTTTGTCCGCGCCGAAATTGATGGACACGGAATCGTAGGGAGTATGGGCTGGGTCGTTGTCACCGAACTCCACAGAAGCTCCGGCAAGAGTTGATCCGAGACGCTTTTGGAATGTGAACACGCCAGAGCGATCCACGAACGCGCGACCTTGCTCTGCAGCCATGATGTCATTGAGATAGCCCTGCGCGTTAGATCCTGATGGAACCGTATATGCAGCTGCACCGCCAAGCGTGACCGCTGAGGTCTCAATTGATTGCTGACCTACACCTTGAAAAGCATCCACTTCCGAAAGCGCAAGAAGCTTTGTCACTCGAGTGGATGCAATCTCTTCGTCCACATTCCACTCGTCTAGGAACGCTTGTGAAAGAAGGTACTGGTCGTCTATTGCTTGGATATTGACTAGATCGTTGCCGTCCAGATTGAACTGGTAATCGTATGAAACGATGAAGCCTTGGAAAAGTGACTCGGCGACGCTCAGCGAGTTGTATCTGTAGAAGCGGACTCGACGCATTGGTGCGATGCCCGGCTCATTGTTCAATGGGTCGTATGTCGGCGCGTCGGTATTGAACGGATTGAACGCCCCTTGCGCGAGCTGGTCGTTGAGTGTGAAGCTCATGATGCCGGGGACGAATTGGTCTCCGATGTCGCGTCGTCCTCGAGTAATGGACACATCTAGAACACCTTCAGTCACATCAGCGAACTCGGTCGTCGGTCCTAGTAGATAGGTTGTGTTATCCAGCACGCCTTTGGTCGATGAGTCCAGCTGGAAACTTGAACTATCCCAGCCGGTATCAATCTCGAGTAGGTACTCGCCAGATTGGATGACGGATGCTGGCATTAGTAGCGACCGCTAATTGGACGGACTGAGATGTCAGCTGGACCGGATGCACGGTTGAAACTCTTCACCGCATCAATCACGACCTTGCCTGTCTGAGCGTTAGTCAATACTCCGCCGTTGATGTTCACTGTGTAATTGTTGCCACCGCGCTCCGCCATGATGCCTGATGTGTCGCCAGTAAATGTTGGTGATGTGGTCGGCGCGAGACTGATTGAGCTGACACTTCCAGCGAACTTTGCTCCAATGCCTTTGACATCTGCGAGCTTGAGGTTCGGGTTTTTTAGAAGCATCTCTGCAGCTTGGATTGCTGACTGTACGCCGGCAAGGTACTGCTCGCCTTGCGTGACTCCTGCCTTGTAGAACTTGTCTGCAGCCAAAGTGCCCAAAGCATCCGCGACATAGTTGAGGTCTGTCACTAGCTGATTGATCCCATTGGGTCCTGTAATCGCTTCTGAGCCACCCAAAATAAGTTCGTTGGCAATCGCGCCACCAGCCTCTTGACCAGCCTCTAAAACGGCTCTGAGTGCGTCCTCAGACAAGCCCATGGTGAGCAGTTGCTCAACCTTTTTGGAGAACGCTTGCGCGCCTGTTGCCTGCTGGGTTAGTTGGTTGAGGATCGTGGTTCCGGCTTCTTTGGCAGCGTCGGCTGCACCAGAGATTGAGAACTCACCAGTAACCGACTCGGCGACCGTGCCTTTGAAATCGTCGTAAGCCTTCTTTGCTTCCTCGAGCTTGCCCTTCGCATTGTCAAGAGCTGTCGTGAACTGATCGTTTAGCTCTTCGCGCGCCTTCTTGATCTTCTCTGCCATCTTGTCCACCGCGCCACCAGCACCACTCGAAGCATCCTTGAGTCCGGTCACGCTTTCGGTTGCCAATTTTCCAGCATCGGACATGCGTTGCATCTGCTGATTCGTTAGCCCTTGCTGAGTCGCGACACCACCGAGATCATCTTTGAGCCCGTTCATCTGGCGCTTGTAAAGAGCGAACGCTGCAACACCAGCGATTACTACTGCGATGCCTACACCGGTTGCAACTTGGACAGCTGTGAACGATGCAGCGAGCGCATAGTTGATGCCGATGGTGATGACGCTGACGGTCTTCCATGCTGCGAGTGCGATGTTGGTTCCGACGATTGCTGCAGCGATTGCTCCGATGGCGGTCGCGATGCCAAGAATCACGCCTGCGTTCTTTTGTGCCCAGACTGCAAAGTTGGTGAACGCGCCAACCATGATCTCAACGACTGGAAGAAGCGCGGTCCCGATTGCTTCTTTGGCTTCGCCGAGCTGGATGGTGAGGTTTTTGAACTTGCCTTGCGCTGTGTTTGCAGCGGTTGATGCAGCGCCACCAAAAGTCGAAGCAAGTGACTGCATCACTTCATCAACTGATGCACCGTCTTTGATTAGCGCGTAGAGCTCTGGTGAGAGTTGCTTGATTGCTTTTGTGTTTCCTGCGTATGCCTTGGAGACTGCATCTGCTACTTCTTGGACTCCCTTGCCGGTCGCTGCGCTCACATCGAGAACTGTTTTGAGCGCGTCTTGTGCGGATGCCAGATCGCCAGTACCACGGACAAGGCTGGCAAGTGCCGGACGAAGCTCATCGTCGGCGACCGCTGCGCTACGAGACAGCGTGCTCACGAAATCCTCATTGGCTTGGATCTGCTTATCGGTTGCTCCGGTCGTTGCTTGGAGCTGGCGCGCAAGTTGGACCTGTGCAGCTTGATCTTCTGCAGCTGCCTTTGCACTCATTGCGAGTCCAGCGGTCAATCCTGCGAGCGCTGCGGTCGCTGGGATAAATGCTTTCTTTAGTGCAAAGGATGCGCGTTCCGCATTGGTCTCAAGTTTCTTGAACTCCTCGAAAGTTTTCTTGAGTCCGTCACCTTGAAAGTCGGTAATGATTGGAATGCGAATAGCCATTAGTTGCCCTCACTTCTTGCGATTGCTTCTGCGAGTAGTCGTTCAGTTTTCCAGACAAGACCTTGGATCTCATGCTCGAGGATTGACTCATAGCTCTCAGCGGTTGGATACATGTAGCGCGACGCGCGACCCCAGTTGATGTTGAGGTTTTGGATCAGCGTGTTGTTCCATGTGTATCGGTATTCTTTGCCACCATAAACACGCTTCTGGACGGTTCCGTCTTTGGCTTGGTTTCGTCCAGCCATGTCGAAGATCTGACCCCATGTTTCATTTGATTGGAATACGAACGCGCCAAGAGTCTCGTACTGTGCGCCCTTTTCTAGATTCTTTTTGCGCGCGCGTCGAGTGTCAATTTTGACATTGATCTTCTGATCCACTTTTGATCCGTACCACGGTCCACCGCGTCGCCATTTGCGATACATGCCAGACAGTGGTGGCTCTCCCGGCACGGCAGTTCGTGCAGCTTGAACCATTGGCAAAGTGATCCGCTTGTAGTCGCGTGTAATTTCGCGTCGAAGATCTGGGGCGAGTTTGTTTAGTTGCTTGAGGGTCTCTTTGATCCCATAAACTTCCAAGCCTGTTCTCGCCATGTTCTCACTTCCTGTTTCTTTCCTCTAACACAGTAGTGACAGTAAGAAGGTCGGCAGTGTCAAACTCTTCTTCGTAGAAGCGCGGAGCCCACGAAAGACTGACCAGCAATTCTGCTAGGAGCCTTCGGTGAGTTCCGCGTGGGTAGGGTTTTCTATTTCCTCAGCGCTCACTTCTACCGAGTCAAGCTTGGCAATGAATTTGTCAAACTCTCCCGGCACAACGATCTTCGCTTGCTTCGCTGCTTCCCACGCCAAGAACGCAAGATCTTCTACGCCGATCCCGTTCGCCATGTCTGACGCTTTGCGCTTGAACCTTCGTTCCCATGCGACGAGTGTGACGAGATTAGTTGTCACTTCGTATGGGTCTTTGCCTGCTTCTGTCACCTTTAGGTGCAGCTTCATTTCTTCTCGCTTTCGTGTCGGACCGGTGCGCGGTCAGTTATTAGCTTTCGTCAGATGTGTAGACACCACCATTGAATGTCACGGAGATGGTTCCGAGAGCACCCAAAGATGTGACTACTGGCAGAGCTGCCAAGAATGTTCCGGTGAATGTCAAGCCGGGGTTCGTTGCTGAATCAGCACCAGTCGTTGGCTTGACAATGACATTCGTGCTAGTGCCGACTAGTGATTTCAATGTCGCCCAAGTCTCCGTGGCTGCGAAACTGGCATAGAAGTCAAGTGTGACTGAGTGTGATCCGAGCCCTGACACATACTTGCGTGATGTGTCGCCGAAAGCTGTTGCTTCGAGCTGGTCGTAGTTGATGTTCACGGTCGCGCCGGTGCACTGATCGCTGAGATCCACTGCATTGACGGTCACGACTGGGGACGAGAGATATGTGCTAGTTGGCATGGTTACTCCTTGGATGCTTTCTTAGGTTTAGTTTTAGCAGGTTTTTCTTCTTCTGTGGTTGATACTTCGGCGCGCACAATAAAGCCACCAGCAAGCAGAGCATCGATGTTGATGCCATCCTTTGGCGTGTACGGATCACCGATCTTGCCTAGACGCTCGGACGCAATCAAGAAGCTCATGCTGTCTGTGCCTGTACTTCAATCATCATCTCGTATGCCGGGAGTACTACCCCACCGACATCGACGCTGGTCGGGGATCCTGATGTTGCTCCGACATTGGCGGTCATTACAGATGCAGCCATGTTGAGAATGTTACCCAATGCGTCAGAGTTGCCCGGACCCATTGAGATGATTTGAACGGGGAAGGTCATTTTGGCGATGTTGTAATTCCACATTGTGAACGATGGCGCATTGATGAAGACGCATGGTGGGCGAAGGTTCCGAGGATCAGTGATTACTTGCAAGCCAGTCGCGGTTGCCAGTTTTGTTCCCAACGCGCTCATCGCATTGTTGAATAGATCGGTGTAGTTGGAGACTGTCATGCGCAGGCTGGGCGATCAATTCCGAGAAGTTGTTTGATCTGTCCGTTCATTCCGACGACTGGTGTCTGACCCATGTCTTGATATGAGCTAAAGACATCCACGGTCCCTCGAGATTTGTACAGCATGCCGGCATACATGACTGTGCCGAGATACACATCTTGCGATGGAACTGTTGTCAGCGAGTCCCCTGTGTATCCTGCCTCAGCTCTGCGCCTACTGCAGAACGCATTCGATGCAGCTGCACAAGTTGTTACGAAAGCCTGATCGCCAGCCGTAGCTACGGAGATGCCGAGCCAGTCCAGCACATTCTGTTGAGTGATCCATGTGCAGGTCTGTGTGTATGTGACCGTGCCGGTCGCAGCTATACGCGAGACATCGCTTGCGGTCTTGGCGTACAGAACCTGATTTTGGATCGGGACATTGAAGTCGTAAAGCAGATCGCCTTCGCTGTCAATGCCAATGAACTCAAACTCGGGAAGCGCATAGCAGACATATGTGCCATTGAAAGTGCTGTCTACTGATGTGACGACTATGGATTCGCCGACTGCAATCTCCGATGGGGTAAGGAGTTGCAGTACGGCGTAGTTATCCAGTAGTGACTTGAAGGTAACGCTGTAGGTTGCCATGAGCGGAAGCTCCGCTCTCGACTAAGCCTGTGTGATCTTGCGGATCATGTTGGAGTTTGCAGCGAATGTTGCTGCATATCCGAACACGCTCATCTGGCGACCCAAGGTTGAAGGTACTTCCACACTGAGCAATCCGCGATCTTGGCGATACACCTCAAACGCATTCTTGTTCATGATGATCATGGTCTTGGCTGCGAACTTGTTGTCCACAACGATCTCAAGACCGAGTGGGTTCATGCCTGACCATGATGTTGCTGAGCCTGCGCCGAGTGAGTTTTGACCGTTCAATCCCGGTGCACCAATTGCTGGGAAGATTGGACGATTGGTGGTGTCTACAAGCTGACCCATGAGAGCCCAAGTTGCAGGATCCACGAAGATGTGTGTCGGCAAGTAGTTGGTTGCTGCCGAGATCGTGGTTGCTGCATCATAGATTGACTTCATCAAGTCGGTCACTGACAAGTCCCACACGCCATCGGACGATGCAGCTGCAAGCAAGTTGTCTGCAGCGTAGTTGTCAATTGCGGTGAGGTACTGACCAGCAAGATCTTGGATGATGATCTGCATTGCGTTCGGATCCGTAAAATCGATTACCTGATACGAGAGCTGAGCACTGCCGGCGAAGGTTACTTTGCTAACTGTATTGCTCGCAATCACGGCAGTCGTTGCTGATACTGCTGTGAGTTCAGTTGATTGCTGTGCGACTGATGGGTGAGTCGTCCAAGTTGGGCGAATGAAAGTTGCACCTGCGTTGCCGTTTGGCATTGCGCGTGTACCAAGTGCATTCAACACTGGAGCGATGTAGTTGATGTCCTGAAACACTGGACCCAAAATTGGAACCGGCACGATACCAGCATCGTTCGAGAGCACATTGTCTCCAGCTGCTGCTTCGATGTCTGACTTGTGATAGGCGCGGTAATCGTTCCATACGCGGTTCGCGTTGGCTGCAATTTCTCCGCCCTTGTGCATTGCTGCAACAAACTCTGCTGCACTTGGCAAGCGTGGCTCACGCTTTGCTGATGCGAACATTGGGGTCGGGATTGATGCCTCGACTGGTGCTTGTACTTCGGTTGCTTCTGACATTTCTTGCTCCTGTTCTTGGACTACTTCTTGAGTATTGCTTATTTCGGGATCTGGTTGGTGGATACTCGCAGCGATATCTGTGATCTGAGCTCCTGCGAATGCTGGGATAGCGACGACCGACAACTCGCTCCAAATAGCAGCGCGAATCTCCATCGTGCCGGCTTCGTCGTAGCTGAACTGTGTCGGGGTAATTCCGATTGACACTGAATCAAGAACTCCGTCTTTCATAAGAGTGAGCGCTTCCGTTCCCATCTGGGTGTCGCTGATCTTGGCTGTGAAGAGCATTCCTTCTGGCGTGGATTGGCGAGCAGTCACAATGCCGATTGCCATATCAGTCGAATGATTGAGAAGCAGACGAGGAGCCTTGCCATCAACTGGAAGAGCTCCCTCAAGTACGCGGACCGATGTCCCGTCCGAGACCGTTGCTTCTACTCCATAGGGAACTGCAATACCGGTGATGGTGCGTCGTGGCTGACCGTCTGGTCCAGCTGCATCAATGCTGACTGATTGTGCTGTGAATTGGATCATGATGCGATTTCCTCTTGTGTGTTTTCTGCCGGCATGTCTTCTCTGTCCATCGTGTCGGCAAGATAATTTTCTTCAAGATATTCAGATGCGTCGAACTTCACCATCGTCCCTCTTGGCAATACATTATCCATCGAGAGTGTGTTGGCGATGCATTCTGCGTATGCCTTCACGCCGAAGATGTAAAGGTCCGCGCGTGCTTGCTGTGATGACTGGTACGAGTATGAGCCTGTGCTGACTCCGACAAGGTATGGCGGAACATTCGTTAGTCGCGCACATTCGAGTGCTTGATAATTCGCAGCGTCAATGAGAAGCATCTTGTCTGGTGTTGCTTGTGATGGCTCAAAAGATAGGAACTCATTGAGAACCGCGATCTGGTTGAGTTTGCGAGCCGACTCAAATTGCGCGCCAATTGCGCTGAGCTCAGAGGGACTCAAGGGTTCACCACCAAGTTGCCGAAGGACTCCCGACGGGATCAGCGACTCGGCGTTCCTGTACCTACTGGACTCCAGCTTGAGCGCTGTGTTTACTACGCCGGGCGATTGGTAGATGATGCCTTGAATGCCTGAGATGAATTGCACGACATTGCGATAGTCAAGTTCTTGTCCGAGGAAGTAGAGCTCTTTGGATGGTGCGAAGAAGACGGGACCGGACTGGTCGCGTCGGGTGATGGAGCCGGCTGGAAGACGCTCGAACTCCGAGGGATAGCCGTCTTGAGTCCTTGCTGTGATGGCAAGGTAGCCCACGCCGTAGAAGAAAATATCGTCAAATAACCACGATAGGAGTGTCGAGTTCT